ATCGACGGTGCCATTGAGGGGACCGGCGAAGCGGAAAGAATAATTTGACACTCAGATAAAACACCTAATAAGAGGGTTTACCTATGCTAATGAATGCTGCGTTGAACGCCAACATGATAACCGCCATGCATGCGGAGTTGAACGCATTGTGTGGATCGGGTTCGGTCGTGCAAGCGAGGGACGGCACGGTCCCGACGTCAATCGGCGGAGGCGACACGGGATCGCTGATTGCGGAGATTGCATTGACGAATCCGGCGTTTCTCACCGTGTCCGGTGGCTCGGCCGGTCTGAACGGTTCAACCGACGACACGAACACTGGAGCGGGCACGGTGACGTATTGGCGATTGAAGCAATCCGGAGGTACAACAATTTTTCAATGGGTTGAAGGAGACGACATGGTCACGGACGATCCGGCGTTTGCCTCCGGCGACACGTGTCACCTTGTTGACATTACGATTGCCTACATCGTGACTCCTCCTGACGCGTGACAAGCTCGCGGACTAAGAACAAAATCCTAGCAACGTCCCCTTGTTCCTTGCCTCTCAGACAAATCACCTAAAGCCAATCTGTTCACTATCAGACACAACGTCTGAGTGAAAACCGCTTGACACAACCGGCACAACCGGCGTAGGTTATTAAACATAAGAGAGTGTATCGGACACTCTCCGCACGATGCGGATCGCGGTCCCCTTGTCATGCCGCTAACTGATGATGAAAAGGAATGGTATCGCCAGGAGCGAAAGAGGGCACACGCCGTCTGGACCGGCGAGCTATTGGAAATTACCTATATCGGTCAACCTAGGGAATATCACCGAATCGGTGTGCGAAAACCAATCAAGGGATTCACGCCGTCCGCAAGGTTGAGAATGCTTCGCACAATTGCGAGCGTGGAGTGGTCTTCATTCAAGAAAGGAGTGTTTATCACGTTGACGTATCCGGACGAGTTTTTCGGTCGAACGATGAAAGAGAGGAATAGGGATCGTTACCTATTCATGCGGTCTATGGAAAATCACCTAGGAAGAAAGGTAGGTGCGTTGTGGCGGATAGAGTGGGAGAAAAGAAAGTCGGGGAAGAACAAGGGAAAGCTGATGTGCCATGTGCACATCATTGTTTTCAACTGTCGTTTCATCCACAAGGACGTTGTTTGGGATGGGTGGCGACGTGCATTGAATGCGGAGGGACCTTTGATTACCTGGATCGACGGCATAAGCGAAGGAAGAAAGGCAAGCCGTTACGTTAGCAAGTACTGTGCGAAGGGGCAAGAAACTGGTGTCCTTGATGATTCATCATATCTCAACACCAACGGCAGGCATTGGGGGATGCATAGGAAGAGTCACATACCCTTCGCTTTCCGCGTCGTCGTCCCCTACCTCGACGCGGACATGATCGAGCTAGCAGAAAACTTGGCGGGTTCCAAATTCCGCTACTTCCAAAAAGGGACAGGCAACGGGTTCAGCGTGTTCGGCGCCGAAGCGAAAAAGATCGGGCACGAAATATTTCTCCGCGACGTTGACAGGCACGGTTGATTCTGCTAGGTTACTTTTAACAAGGGGACGTTTGGGCCGCGAGGATGGGAACCATGTTGTTCCCCTTCACCTCTGCGGCCCGCGTCTTTTTGTTCACCTCGTGATCCCCGAATGCTCCCCTTGCTGTGCGGTGGCTTGCGTCTGTGAGCGTTCGGCGTGTCCTCCTGGCTCATACCTCCGTTACATTACACGGACTTCCACACGCAAGCGGAGAAGCGTTTATGCCTATTCCTCTGAATCAGGTCAACGTCGTAGAAATTCAGATGCGTGGATTGATCGACGGCGGGCCTGCTGGCAGTGTTCGTACGAATTTCGTCTTTCATTTTCGCCGAACTGCGGTCGTAATCGATCCCGCGAAAGCATCGATCAACACGGCGTTCCTGGGTGCGATCAGTGCACCGATAGCTGCTGCCCTTAACGTTGATTGGGAAGGGAGGATCAACGCCATTCGCTACGTTGACGATGCTCTCGATGCCCCCGTCGAGTTCACGAACTCCGATGTAGGTGCAATCACTGGCGACCGTCTTTCCTCCTTCGCGTCCGCCTACCTCCTGATGCGAACGGCGATTCGCGGTCGTTTCTATCGCGGTGCAAAACACCTCGGACCGTTCAGCGAGAGCGACGTCACGCACGCAACGTCGTGTGACATTTTCAACGCCGGTGCGATCACGAGATTGACGACAATTTGCACCGCGATCTTGGGAGGATTCACCGATTCGACGGGGAACGTTTGGGTTCCCTCGATTCTCTCACGCACGAAATCGCAACTGCAATTCAACCCGACAACGGTGGTTGCAAATGACGTCACGCAAATCTTGCCGAATACTCGTGTCGGCTCGGAGATTCGTCGCAAGGTTAAGTCTCTTTACTAACCAATTGGCCGACTAGGGATTATTACCATGATCGTCGATAAACTCGTGAATGACGTTGACGTAGGGCTTTTTCATGCTCGCATGCTCACGCTCTTGCGTTCAACGTTCCCGCAATCAGCGATGGATCAAGTGCTGCGGCAGGAGTTGACCAACGGATTCCAGTCGGTTTATTTTCCACCTACGAACAACACGGTTGGCGTTTACTACGGTGGCGACAACACGCGTAAGATAATGTACTTAGATGGTGTCGTCAACACGACGCAGTCGGCGGGCCTGATTTCGGGCTACTCCGCATATCTCGGATTGCAGGTTATCAATTCCTCCAACACGTGGATTCGCTCGAACCTGAATACTTATTTCGACATGATGAACGGCAATCATTTGCAGACGCCAGAGTATTGCGATTTCGTCGGCTATTCCGCCGGCGGAGCAATTGCGGAGTGCATGGCTTTTAACCTGGCGTTGACGCGGAGCACTCTCAAGCGAAAAGTTTTCACATACGGTGCCCCGCGTCCTGGCGGAGCAAACGTACGTGACACACTTTCGACAACGCCAGTGGTCCGTTACATGACTCCCGCCGATCCGATTCCTCTTGTTCCCCCTCGATTGCAGGATGCTCCTGCACTGGTGGCACTGTTGCCAATCTCGATTGCGTTGTCGTGGTCGAACATGGTTCATCCTCACGGTGGCGTTGTCGTCACCGCAAGCGGAGTCACCGATAACGCAGTGCTGCCGGATCAAGCTGCAATCGACGCAATCGGTTCGCTCGCCAATTGGTACTTCAGCGTTGATGGTGATCCAAACAACCCGCACGCGTTGTCGAACTACGTTGCCTATCTCATTCGTGCGGCGGAGCTACGCGATAGGCCAGTGGAGAAGATAATCCCGCAAGCACGCCAGGAGGTCGCGGCAGTCGAGCGGAGAGCGAATATCAACGCGGAACGGGATCGCGTCGTGCAGAAAATCGCGACGTCTCAGCGTGCCCAAAATGCGATCATCGCCAATGAACCGGCAGTTGTGCTTTTCAAGCCAACTCGCATCGGAAAAATTTGGGCCGTCGTGTTCGGCGAGAAGATCGTCTGCCAGGGAGTCAGGGAGGACACGTGTCGCCATCTCTGTCGAGCCGGCAACGATTTTCTCCGTTCCCTTCCAAAGCAAGGGCTAGTAGACGTCATTTCGTTGAGCGAACAACTCACGAATTTTCTGGTCTATGCGACGGCGTTGGAAAGCGATTGGCTTCCGAAGTTGAAGACGAACCTAGACCAGTAAAAACACCTATAAGCAGAAACACCTATGGCTTACACGGTGCCTGTTTTCAATGTGCCGTCAATGGTTACGTTCAAAGTGCCATTAACTAACTTTAATTGCTCTAAAGTCGTTGAGCGCAAGGACAAGCCGATCAATGTTGCAGCTTTATTTGCATTCACGTATTCAGCAAAGAAAACAGAATAAGGCTTGATGGTTGAGCCTGAAAAACCTTGAAGATAAGTTTCAGCAAATTTGTACTCGTTAGACGTTGAACCAAAGTCATCACGTACAGTATCAAGATCAAAGTATTGCTTAATTGGAAATTTAGAAGCAGCCGTAAAGACTACCGTATTTAGCGATAGTTCAGACCCACCTGCGGCTAGTGCGCTAGGCAGGATATTGACAATATCGCTTGCTGGAATTGATT